AAAGAAGAAGCATTAAATGAGTTTGATATATTAGATAATATACTAGCTCCTAATAAATTATTATAATTTATTTGAGTACCCTCTACAACAGGGATACCGTTTATATAATTATATAAAGGTGTTCTATTTAAAGGTTGTATTTGAAACCCACGTAATAATTCTATATTATTACTAATTTGTTCTATACTATTTTGATATCTTCCTATTGTTGTTTCACCTATTCCTAAAAAAGATTTAGGACCACCTAAATAACTATATATTGGGTTTAAAGGGTGCCCTAAAAAATTAGCAACATTAGATATTAAATTACTAACAGGTGTTTGAGAATTAGGTGTTCCTATTTGATCTAAACCAATTAGTTTCTCTGAAAATATATAAAGTGGATTTTGAAAATATTCTCCTGATTTTCCACTTTGAGCTGATTCTTGTTTTTTTATATTTTCATATGTATCATTACTGTTTATATATCCTAATAAATTCCCAGGTACTAATCCTTGACGTGGGATATGACCATTAATAGCTGTTAATCCTATTTGTGATATAGTATTTAAAGGAGTATATAATTGATTTGGAGAAGGTAAGAAAGATTGTTCTCCTCCTATATAACCAAAATTAGATTGCTCATTCATCATTTGCAATCCAATTTGTTTTAATGAAAATAATGGTTTATCTGTTAAAAATTTGCTTATTCTTGCTGTATCAATAATAGCATGATTTAATTGACTATCATTGTAAGAAACAGGTAAAACGTTACCATTTGATGTTACTTGTTGAGTAACAACATTAACAGTAACATATGGAGTATTATCTCCATAAGTTAAACTACGAAGTTTAGTTTCATCTAATTGGTTTATTAAACTCATATTTTTTAATAATGCCCACCAACAGGTCCTTTATCTTGATATTCTTGACCTGATAAAAATGAATATGTTTGTTGTACTACTGAACCTGGAGTACCAGCTTGTGTATTTTGTGGTGCTATAGGATTAGTCTCATTTAATGTTGTAGGTGGTTTATTAAATATACTTCCATTAAAATCCACAACACTAGTATTAGGATTACCATCTAATGAATAATCACGATGTAAAGCGTCTGCTACTGCTGTTTCTATAGGTGAAGGAGCCGGTCTATATCCAAATTGGCGAGCTGCATATCCACGTGTTCCATCCAAACTTAAATTACTTGTTGTTAATTGACTTAATACTGATTCCATTATTTATATTTTTTATTAATTTAATTATCATATCTATAAATATTTTAATTATGAGAAATATATAGGATTATTCATATTAATAGAACGAATATTTTCTCTTGCTACTATTTGATCATTCCATATTTGTATACGTCCTTGTTGTGCTATTTGTTTTTGTTGCTCATTTATTAAAATTAATTTATCTATTTTATCTAACAACATTTGATTATCATTAATATTATTTGTAGTTCTATTTATATTTGGTGATACAGCCAATCCATCTCCTTTTGTTGTAATAGCTGTACGACCATAAGCATCTGTAATTGTAAATGGACCATTACTTGAAGGTGCTATACCATCAGGTACAGTTTGTGTTTTTGCTGAAGCTATTGCTCCTGTTATTAAAGCTATTGCTCCTATTATAGCGGCTGTTCCTAATCCTAAACTAAGAGCAGAAGCAGCAATACCTGCTTCAAGAGCAATAGGGGCTAATTCGGATGCCATTAAAACTAATCCTCCTATTGTTTTAACTAAAGATATACCTGCTAAAGCAGTCATAGCACCTACTACTAAACCAGCATGGTGGGAAAGATTAGACATTAAATCTACCAACCCACTAAATGGACCTGATAATAAATCAGATACTGATGCTTTTATATTATCCCATGTATTAGCTAATTGTTCTGTTGCTGCTTGTTGTTGTAAACTTATATATAATGAATCAGTTTCAGATAATCCTCTTTGTTTAGCTATTAATAATTGTTCTTTTGCTGATTTACCCGATATATCTCCTAATTTATTAAATATATCTTGTTTTTGTAACATATCAACCATTTCATCTCTAGACATACCAAATGCTTCTGCTAATGAACGTTGAGCTAATATATTTAATTTTTGATAATCTTTTAATGAACCTGTTTGAGATGTTATTTCTTTTACTAAAGTAACTTGATCTCCTGTTAAAGCTGCTTCTCTTGCTCTTTCTAAATTAATTTGTTTTCCCGTTAATAACTCAGCTTTAAGTTGATTTTCAATTGATGATTCCCAATTTAACAATGAATCACCTATTTTATCTACAGTTTCAAGATTAGTACCTAATGCTTTAGCCTGAGCTACAGCTTTAGCTAATGCTTCTGGATTTTGTTGAAATTTTACTAATATTCCAGCTGATAAATTACCTATTTCTTGAAATATTTGTTTGGCATTAACTTGAACTCCTGTTGATTGTTGAGCTGCTATTATACCTGATATAATAGCTTTATTAGTATCTTTTAAAGTTAAATTATTTAATAAACCTAATTTTTGTATTTTAGAAGCTTCTTCAACAGTAAGACCCATTGTATTGGTCATTTTAGCAAATTCATTAGTTGCTGCTTGACCTATATTTACAGATAATCCTAATTGGTTGTTTATATCTGAAAATGCTTGTCCTATTTGTGAAGCACTATATATATTATTTTGAAGTTTATCATTAAAATTGGTTTGGGATTTTATTCCAGTGTCAATAAAATTTTCTATTTGTTCTGTTGATGTTCCTAAAGATCTAGAAATATTAGTAAATAAATTATTATATTCTAAAAAAACCTTAAATGATTTTTTTATATCATCTATACCAGACTTAAATAATTCTAATCCTAAAGTAAATTTAATTAAAGGATCATTTAAAGATTCCTTAAATCCTTCCCCTACAATTTCAAATAATTTATTAAATCCTATTTTTCCTTCAGTTGATGCTTTATTTAATTTTAACCTAATATCATCTAAAATAATACTATGAATCCCAAATTTTTGTAATGTTTTAGATAATCCTTCAAATATGTGTCCTGATATTCCTAAATTTTTAGTATATTCTCTAGATAAAGCTAATTGTTTTTCTAAATCTTCTGTTAATTCTTTATTATATATTTTTACTTCTTCTAATAAATTTTTAGCTTTAATATCATCTATAATACCTGCATTTTTAGATATATTTATTTGTCTTTCAATAGCTAATAATTTATTTTTTCTATCTTCTAATTGTTTAGCTATATCTTTCTCTTTTAAAAGACCTAAATTTAATTTTGATTGGTTATTTTCTAATAACCCAGTAGTACGTGCTAAATTATTAATAGATTTAGTTATATCTTTTTCAAGTGTTTTGGAAAAATTTGAAGTTTCAGATGCAGCTTCTTCAAATATATCTGATACTCTATCAGCAATACTACGTAAGGCATCTTCAACTATAGTAGCAGTAGTTTTAACTCTTGATTCAAGATCTTTTAAATTATCAGCCATGTTTTATTATTATATTGTATAAATATACAGAAGGCAACTATTTTTTAGTTGCCTTTGTTGAATATGTTGGTGTTATATTAGGGCGAAACATTTCTTTAGAATTATTATTTTTTAATTGTCCTTTTTGTTTTTCTGCTTCTTCATTTTGTTTTTCATAAAATTCTCTTATCTTATTATATGTAAATTTACGAAGCCAAATAGGCATATTATAAAGTGTCTCCCAATCATAACCACCATTCCCATGAAATACCATTTCATGAATTTCAGTAAATAATGATAATCTATATTGTTGAGTCAGGCCAAAAAAAGTTAATACCTATTGGAATAGAGATAGCCTCCTCACCATCTCCAGGTATAAATTCCATTTTTACATCTGGTTGTATTGAGTTATAATACATTCTAAGTGCTCTAGCATCAGGAGCTAATAAATATTGATCAACAAATGTACGAATATCTGACTTTTCAGATTTACCATTTACTGATGTAATTATATATTTTAAACGTGTTGTTGAGTCATATGATATTTGTGGGTTAATTTTAGATAGTCCTTTAACTTCAGCATCTATTGCTTTCTCATCACCATGGGTAAGTAATTTAAATGTTACCACATTATTTGATTTAGGTAATGTAAATGTGAAACTATTTACATTTGGTGTTATTAAAGAATTATCTAACTCTTTATCTTCTAAAGATGTTAAATCTACTTTACCTTCTACTTCAATACCTGATTTGTTTTTATATTTAAAAATATAATCTTTTCCATATCCAAGTATACGTGCTGCTATTAATATAGCATTTTTATCTCCCACTAATAAATCATCATAATTAATTTTAGTCACTATTAATGCTTGTAATAACTTATCAATTACAGTACCAGCTTTAATATAATTCATATTTGTTAATATGTCTTCATCACGAGCAGACATATATCTCATTTCAATTTCCCCTTTAGCTAAAGGAGAATCTTGTGGGTATAATAATCCCTTAGAAGGAAGAGATATTATTTCAGTAGGCATTTTTATTTCATTCATATAACAATTTGTTTTTTTTAATCATATATAAATATATAATAAAAGAAAAAGACACCCAAAGGTGTCTTTAAACTTTTTTATTTATAATTATTTCTAATTAATAATTTAATATACAATATGACATTGCAAGAGTTACATTTATTGATATGTATGTTTCATTTGACCAATCAAATTCACCAAATGATGCTGTTTTTACAAAAGCACCTTTAAGTTTCCATTCGCTTACTACATCACCAACTGGTCCTAGTATAGACATAGTACAGTCTTTAGTGTAAAAATCACTATACCCATCTCTACCTGTAACTGATTCGTGTGATAAACGAACCCATTCCATTACTGCTTGTGCACCTGAAGGAGTAATTGGGTTATATAATTCAAGGCTTATATCATTCCATTTAACTTTACCTTTAATTTTGCGATAAATGTTAATATGATCTAATACTACTTCACCAGCGTCTAATGAAGGGGCGTTTGCTTTTTTTATTAAATATGCAGGAATACCATCTATTTCAAAGATAAAACGGTTAGAGACTGTTGGCTCAAAGGCTGTAAAAAATATCTCATTATTTTCTAAAATTCTTGGCATGTTTTGTTTTGTTTATTTGTTATATATTAATAAATATATAGAAAATTAGATTATTCAATTAAAATTTTGTATATTTATCAATGTATTTTATTTGAATCAAAAAACATAAACTATATTATGGGAAGACCAAAAATATTAAATAATACAATAACTTTAATTTGTGAAGAATGTAAAAATAATTTTACTGTTGCTAAATCTAAACATAAACGAAAATTTTGTAGTAAAAAATGTGCCCAACAACAAAAATCAACTAATAAAGAATGGTTAAATAAACGTGATGTAACTAATATAGAAAAGTATGGTGTTAAATCTCCATTCGAATCAGAAGTTATTAGAAATAAATATAAACAAAATTTAATAAATAAATATGGTGTTGATAATCCTTTTTTAATACAACAAGTTCAAGATAAATCTAAAGCAACACAAATTCAACGTTATGGACATGAACATGCTTCTCAAAATAAAGAAATATCAGCTAAAATATCGGCAAAGTTAAAAGAAAGAGAATATAACAGAGATAGATTTGCTAATATAAAATGGGAAAAAATAATTTCATATTGTTCTACTATAAATATATCTCCAATGTTCTCTAAACAAGAATTAATTGATAATCATGTAAGAAACCCTCAATCTAAATTTAAATTTAAATGTAATAAGTGTGATACTACACTCTGCATATCATTACAAAATGGGTATTTACCAACATGTGGAAAATGTAGTAAACATAAAGGATATTCATTAATAGAAGAAGAAATAATTAATTTTATTAAAGATAATTATAAAGGTGAAATAATCTTAAAATATAGACAATTACTATCTTCAGGAAGAGAAGTGGATATATTTTTACCTGAACTAAAATTAGCAATAGAAGTAAATGGTATATATTGGCACTCAGAAATTTGGGGTAAATATAAAAATTATCATTTATCTAAAACAGAAGAAGCTTTATCTAAAAATATAAATTTAATTCACATATTTGATTATGAATGGTTAAATAAAATGGATATAGTTAAATCAATGTTATTAAATAAGTTAAAATCTATTCCTAATAAAATATATGCTCGCAAATGTAAAATACGTGAAGTATCTTCTAATGATAAGCAAAAATTCTTAAATAATAACCACATTCAAGGTAACTGTGTATCTAAAACCAATATAGGATTGTATTATAATAATGAATTAGTAAGTATAATGACTTTTGGTAAAAATAGATTTAAAAAAGATAATAGCATTGAAATGATAAGATTTTGTAATGTTGTAAATACTAATGTTATTGGTGGTGCATCAAAACTATTTAATTATTTTATAAAAAATTATCAATATGAAACTATAATAACATTTGCAGATAGAAGATATTCTATTGGTAACTTATATAATGTTCTTGGATTTAAATTAAATGGTTTTACTCCACCTTCATACTTTTATTGGAAAAACAATAAAATATTTAATAGAATAACATTTCAAAAACATAAATTAAAAGATATTTTAGATAAATTTAATCCTGAATTATCAGAATATGAAAATGCGCTAGAAAACGGTTTTAATAGAATTTGGGATTGTGGTAATTATAAATTTATATATAGTAATCATATTATAAGTTAATTTCAAATTTTATACTACCACAATCCCATATTCTGTCATATTTATTATTCTTCATATTTTCCCATTCAGATAATTCAGAATTGAAATTTGGTATTTTTTTAGATAATATAGATTTTCTATAAGCAAACCTATGTTCTCTTTTATTATAATATTTCATATACCAATAATTAGGGGGAGTATCATTAACATATATAAACCCATTATTAATATATAATTTACCTGTTGAATATCTTTTATCAGCATAACTTATTATTTTTCTGGGTTGGTGTTGTTTAATAAAATATTTTAATAGTTTGGAAAAACCACCAATAACATTAGTATTTAGTCTAGTTGAAAAACGTATTAATTCATATGTATTATTTTGTGCTTTATTTCCTGTTATTTTACGAAGGTTTCCAAATGTTATAATAGATATTAATTCATTATTATAATATAAACCATATTTATATAAAGATTTATCTTCACCCTGTATATGTGTGTTATTTAAAAATATATTTTTATCATTATTATTTACAGGTTTTATTTCACATTTACGAGCATATATTTTATTTGGAGTTTTACCTATTAAATTTAATATTTTTGATTTAATTATATCTTGTTTATATCTCCATTCATCTTCAAATATATGGATTAATTGGATTCCTTGTTTATTACATTCATTTGTTTTATATATATGATATTCTCTATTTTTTCCATTTAATTCAGAATGCCATTTTAACCCATTAAACTCAATCGCTAATTTATATTCAGGAATATAAATATCTATTTCAAAACCTTTTACTAATTTTTTATTATTACAAATTACTTCACTATATATGTTTTCTTTTATAAATTTTTGTATTTCTTTTTCAGCATTTGATGTTCCTATACTTAAATTTGGATCTTTATACATAGGCATTCTACCACAAGCCATATGATCTATAAAAATTGTATTTGAAGGTAAATGTTTAAATGTATAATATTGTATTTCTCCTGTTGGTGTTTTTACTCCTGTATATTTATCCAATAATTCTAAGTTATTTTCTTCTAACCATTTATTTAAATTTTTAACAAATTTCTCATTTCTTTTAATATCTGCTTTTATACGTAATAAACTATTTTTACCCAAAGAATATTTATCTCCATATAATGTTAAATTAGTTTCTTGTTTTTTATTTTCTATTTTTTGTTTTTCTTCTGGGGTTTTATTTATTAATGATTGAGATATTTTATTACCTATTCTTTGTGATTCTTCTTTTGTTCTATTATTGATAGTTTCTAATTGGTGTTGTGCTCTTAATTGATAATTTATTTGTATATTATCATATCCTATTACTTCAAATGGGTTTTCTACTCCATATTTTTGTTTTAATGTTTGTTGGGCTTTATAATGTGATTTTTTTCTATCAATTGATTTATTAGCACATTGTTTACTACAATAAATTGTTGATTTTCTATTTTTAGGTATTTTTTTTTCTTGTTTACAACATTTACAAGTAATTATAATATTTTTATCATTATTATAACATTGTTTATTACAATATTTTTTATAGAATGGAATCATATTATCACAATATAGACATTTGTGTTTTTTACCTGTGCCTTCTCTGTTTGATTTTTTTAAATTCATGTTAAATTATATTAATAATACCAAGTATAATACTCAAATATAAATATACAAAAAAAGAAAAAGACACCCAAAGGTGTCTTTAAACTTTTTTATTTTAACTTATTTAGGAAAAACTTGCTCCTGTTGGAGTTATAGTGAAGTTTAGTATTACAAACTCAGCAGTTTTAGTTGGTTGAACCCAAATTTGACCTACCATTTGATTTCTATCAATAACGTCAGATGTATTATTTGTATTGTCCATCACAACTTTGTAAGCATATAATCCTTGACGTTGAACAATAGATTCAAGATAAGGTTCTGCTACTGAAAGGAATTTATTTCTTGTTGTTTGAGTATTTTGTTCAAATACTAATGTAAGTGCTGTTTGACTTAAGAAACGTTTAAGTGTAATTAACAAACGACGTACATTTACTCTATCAAGAGATGTAGGATTTTTCTGTAATGTTTTTTGACCCCATGCTACTATACCTACATTAGGGAAAGTAGCAATTGGATTTACATTTGCAGAATATAAAGTATCACGATCTGTTTGAGCTAATCTACGTTCAGCACGTATTACTGAATTAAGACCACCACGATTAATACCTGCGGGGGCAAACCATGCTGCTGCTACTTGATCATTAAATGCATAAGCACCAGCCATTACTACTGAAGGTGGAACCCATACTGCTTGTCCTAAGTTTGAACTATATATTTGAACCCAAGGGTAATATGTAGCTGCATAATTTGAATTATTTGCTGTAGCTGCTGTAGCTGCTTCTTGAACAGGTGCTCCAAAACATGTATCATCAATAATCATCATTGAATCTGTTCTACCTTGACATACTGCAATAGCTGTACTAGCTAATGAGCTTAAAGGACCTGAGTCTAAAGTTACACCTGGAACTAAAAGTAAATTAAAATCAAATTCATCTTTATTTGTTAATAAATTTAAAGCATTTGTATAATCACTTGCTACAAATCCTTGACAATCCCCAGATGTACTTGTTATATTACTAAAGAAAGAAGCTAAACGATTTGTTGCTGCTATACCACCTGAAAAAGCTCCATTTATTGAACCACTTCCTAAATTTGGTAAATATTGAGAATATGATGCAGATAAATAATTACCATTATTATCTAATGAATTTGGAGTTACGTATGTAGAATTTGGAACTATACGTACGTATTGACTATTTACTGGGTATGTACCTGTTAATTGAAGATAATTAGTTGTACTGCTATATACATTACGTTGATCTCCAATTACACGATTTATGTAGTTTGGTTGTTGTGGATCTAATGATAAATTAGCCCATGTTTCTAATATAATCTTATTATTAGTATTATCATCTCCTTCACGAATTGTAAGAGTAAATAAACCACTACTTGTATTAACTGTAGTTACTTCCCAACGAATATTATTAGAAGTACCTAATGCTAATGCTCCATTAGATGAAACACTACCACTGTTGTTTTGATCAGCACCATATACTAAATTTTCAAGTTGAAATGATGAACTTAGTGAAGATGAACTATTTGAACCTGATTGAGGTACATAAGCATTTGCAAATGTAGTATAACCTGAACCTGATATAATCTTAGTTACTAAAACGGATTGCCCACCAGCATTAAAGTATTGATTAACAGCTAATGATGTTAAATATTCATAATAATAACTACCACTTTGAAATATATCTCCGAATTTTGATAAGAAGTCACTATATGAAGTAACTACTGTTGGTACTAAAGGTACACCACCTACTGTGGGTCCTACAATTGCTAATCCTGTAACGGTTGTACCTTGCGTTACTAAACTTTGGTCGTTTTCATTGGTGAAAACACCAGGGCTTATAATTTGTTCACTCATTTTATATTAATTTTTGTTTTATTTATATTTATTGGGGTTACCTAATAATAAATATTTACAAAAATATATAAACGCATTAAAGCGGAGTAATTTCTCCAGTTTGAGGATTTATTGTACCTTCTCCATATTTATCACGTAACTGTATTGATAATTCCATTTCCTTATCTTCTATAGTTTTTAAATCTTTTAATAAATTGTTTTTATTTTCTATAAATTTATTAAGATACTCTTCAGTATCATTGATTTGTTTTTCACATGAACCTAGTTCAAATAAAGTTTGTTGAAAACGTTGTGTTAGTTGAGCAACCTGTGTTAATTCTTCTTGTGTTAGTTTTTTCATTATATTTTCCATTTATTTAATTTACATTTTGATTTATCTTTAGTAAATATTACTTTATTCAAAGGACAACTACATTCACCACAAACCCAAGTATTTATTAATTTCATATATTTTTTAGAATTACACCCATTACAAGTATTTATTCTAACCTCAGCTATATGTTTTTGTTCAGGGGTTGGATTATATGATATTATCCAAGCATTAGCAATTTCTATTAAATTTATCATATTAAATTAAATATAATAAATAATTTTTAATTTTCCAAATTTAAATTTAATTGATTTGCTACATAATTAAATATAGTATCATTATCACCACTCCAATTAGCATAGTTAGATCCATCAAATATAAATGAACTTTGATATAAATTAGCCCCACCTTCATTATAAAGTGAACAATTTATTAAACAACTATTTGTTAAATTATCATTAATTGATAAATATAATCTTGTTACTACATCTGTTAGTAAATTTACAGGAGTAAATGATACATATATTATTCCGTTTTGATCTGTTTTATAAGTCATTTTTCTTTTTTTTAATTTATTATAAAATAAGCAACTGTTGGGGTATCTGAAGAATTAGTTGATGTTATTGTAAATGATGAACCTGTTACTCTATTACTTATATATAAATTACCAGATAATGCACTTTGTGCTGTTAAATGAATCATAGAATAGGTAGTAATTAATTTATTAGATACTGTAGCTGTACCAGCTGTTAAATTAACTGTACCTACTGAAGACGATATTGAACCTGTTGCATAATTTAGTTTACCATTATTATCTACTCCAAATACTTCTACACTGTTTACTTGACCACTTATTAATCTTTGAATTGAGTTATATGAACTTGAAGAAGCAGTTCCAATTGATGTTTGTGTTCTATTTACAACTAAATCATAATTATTAGATGTTGATGATGTAGCTTGGTTATAGGTATTTTTAATTAATAATGTTTGGTTAGTAGTATTTGTATTTGTTATAGTTGATGCAGGATATATTGATATTGCTGCTGCAGGAAAAGCTGTATTTGAACCTATTAAGTTTAATACATTAGTTGATGTAATAGTTGATGTATGTATTGTAGAATTACCAGCAGGTCCTATATAAAAATCATTATTATTGTTATTCCATTGTAAAAAATTAGTCCAAGATGAACCTCCATTAACAGAATAATCCATATTGAAGTTTATTTGAGCACCAGCAGCACTTAATGGTTGAACACCCATTCTTACTGAACCCGTAAACGATGATGTAGCAACTGTTGAATAACCACTACCTTGTAATAATAAATAAG